TAATGGTTCAGAAGCGTATTGCTCAGATACAATCATGGTTAGACGCTGTTGAGGACGATGGTAGGGTACATGGTTACGTTAACTCTAATGGTGCTGTAACGGGACGTATGACACATTCTAGTCCCAACATGGCACAAGTACCAAGTTCTAACGCACCATACGGCAAGGACTGTAGAGCCTGTTGGACATCACCCAAAGGCTACAAAGTTGTCGGTATGGACGCATCAGGGCTAGAGTTGCGTATGCTTGCACACTACATGAACGATGAGGCATATACAAATGAAATACTCACTGGAGACATTCATACAGCAAATCAGCTTGCTAGCGGTGTTGACACAAGAAGTCAAGCAAAGACTTTCATATATGCGTTCCTTTATGGAGCAGGAGACGCTAAAATCGGAAGTATCGTTGGAGGAAATGCTGTTGATGGTAGACGACTTAAGGCGAAGTTCCTCAGCAACACGCCATCTCTTAGAGACTTACGAGAAAGAGTTGGTGTATCAGCTACAAGAGGCTACGTTTTTGGACTGGATAGGAGACGAGTCTACGTACGCTCAGAACACTCAGCATTAAACACACTGTTACAATCGGCAGGTGCTATCGTTATGAAGAAGGCATTATGTTTGCTTGACGAATACGCTAGTGCTTGGAACTTAGACTACAAATTTATAGGAAATATACATGATGAAATTCAAACAGAAGTTAGAGAAGACCAAGCAGATGCTTTTGGGCGTTTGGCAGTTTCTTGTATTGAAGCCTCTGGCATACATTACAAACTTAATTGTCCCCTCGCAGGTGAGTACCAAGTTGGAGACAACTGGTCAGAAACTCACTAGACATTGTATAGCTTGTGGTGTTGAACTAAAAGAGGGTGTAAACTGGTGGAAGTCCTTTGTAGGTAAAAAACATTATAAATGTATGGACTGTTACGCGATACGTAGAGAAGAGAACAAGCGTAAAAAACTACAGAGAGAAGGTAAATAATATGAAAATACCAAAACTAAGTAGACTTGAATTTATTTTTGATTGGTATCTCGCTAGTTGCGCGGTGTGGGACGGATATAAGGGATGGGCTTTTTCTATAATGTCCAACGCTTACGGATGTATACCTTACAGTAGTGGATACAGAGCTTTCTTTTCTATTCAGGTTTCAGTGGAGGACTCATTTGAGGATTTAAAGGGAAATTCCTTAAATCATTATTCCATTGACTTACATTTGTTCTGGCTACCTAAACCTATTATAAGTGATTTTGACAAGGCTTATATAAACGCAGAAAATTTGATAGGTAAGAATTTTATACACGCTATATGGGAAGTAATGAAGTGGAGACGTATAGAAAAAAAGGAGGCTAAGAATGTCGTATAATCTGGCTAGGTTTGAACTAAGCAATATAGTAGATGAAGGTGTTGAGGATTACTATCATAGTATATTTACTATCTCTGCTGATTTACTAGGCAAATCCGAAGACGGTGTAAATATGGACGATTGCACATACTCAGATGAGGACGGAGGTTATTGGGTTGACCATCATTATCTTTTCGGGTTAAAGTTTAAGGCATGGAAAAATCCTAATCATTGGAGCGTTTATCTTAGGGTGGCTTTATTTGGTAAGTATTTTAGCTATAACTATTCGACATTTAAGGAGTATAATTATGAAGCCGAGTAAAGCAGATAGGAAGAAGTTTGACCTTGACTTGCAGTACGGAGAAGTCAGAGAGGAACGGGTAGCCGAGATGCTACAGGACAAGAAGATAGAAGTTAAGTCAGAGAAAGACCTGTGGCAAAAGACTGGTAACATCTGCATTGAGTATGAGTCTTGGGGCAAGCCGTCTGGCATTGAAGCTACTGAGTCAGACTATTGGTTTCACAACCTTTGCATTGGTGATGATGAATATTGTACACTAGTATTCAAGACACCAGTACTCAAGAAGATTGTGAATAAGCTAGACAAGTTCAGAACGGTGTCGGGTGGAGACCATAACGCAAGCCGTATGTACTTGGTCAACTTACAAAAGCTATTCTCAAGCGATGTCATTAAGGCATTCAAGGATATAGAAGATGAGTAAAACAATACACACATTGGTAGATGACATATACCGATTGATGGAGACTAAAGAGGCAGAGGAATCCGTAGATGTAGAAGCGGAGATTGATAAGTTCGGTGAAGCCGTCAAAGACCTGATGCGTACAGAGTTCGCTAGGGACAGGAAGAGAGACGGTAGGACTTTGCGCCTGTCAAACATCGGTAGGGACGATAGATACCTGTGGAACGTAGCTAACGGTACTGAGGTAGGAGACAAGATTAAACCTCACACCTACGTTAAGTTCATGTACGGACACTTGATTGAGGAGATGTTATTGTTTCTTACCCGCATGTCTGGACACACAGTGACTAATGAACAGAAGGTATGTGAAGTACAGGGCATCAAGGGACACATGGACTGTAGTATTGACGATGTTGTCATTGACGTTAAGTCCGCTAGTGCCTACGCCTTTAAGAAGTTTAAGGATGGTTCACTGGCTATGGACGATGCCTTTGGTTACGTTGACCAGATTAAAGCCTACGCTCATGCCTGCGGTAAACGCGAGTTCGGTTGGTTAGCTATGGACAAAGCCAATGGACATCTAACGGTACTTAAGTACGACCTAGATGATACCCAAGCACCAGTACATAAAGAGATAGATGGGGACATTGAGGAGCGTATAATACACGTTAAGGAGATGGTTAAAGGTGATGAACCAGAAGGCTACTGTCAAGACCCAGTACCTGAAGGTAAGTCTGGTAACATGAAGTTAGCAACCAAGTGTTCCTACTGTCAGTACAAGAAGCACTGTTATCCCAACCTAAGAGCGTTCTCTTACTATGGTGGTCCGAAGTTCTTTAGCCACATTGAAGTAGAACCTAAAGTACAGGAGTTGAACATTGAGTAAGAAAAGCGGAAAGTTTAGGTCAGCGTTAGAGAAGGAGTTTTCTAAGGAGGTTAAACGTAAAGGTTTTAAGTATGAGCCATACGGTATACCTTACACAGTACACAGGACTTATATGCCAGACTTTGTACATGAAGAAAAGAAAGTTATGGTGGAGGTAAAAGGTTTCTTTCGTGTAGGAGACACCTTGAAATATAAGTCAATTCGTGATACAATATTAGAAGATGGTTGGGAATTGATATTCTTACTGTCCAATGAACACAAGAAGGTACGTAAGGGCGGTAAGATTACAATGGGACAGTGGTGTGATAAGGAAGGTTTGAAGCACTATACACTCAGCACCGCACAGGAACTTGTCAAATACGTTGAAGGAAAAGAATGATGTCACATACATTGGAGGAACTCAAGGAAGCAGTAGCAAGAGACTACGATGCAGTGTTGGTAGTTGAGGCTTTGGACATCTCAGTTGAGGACTTGCTAGATGCTTTTGAAGATAGATTAATTAGAAACAGAGACTTATTTACGGAGGATGACAATGAGTATTGATGATGCAACACCCGCTGACTGGGATAGACTACGACAGAAGCATCCCGCATTGGTTAAGAAGTATGAAGATTTTGTGACCAAAGACGAAGATGTAGTCAACAGTCCTAGTCACTACAACTACGGTAAGGTTGAATGTATTGAAGCTATAGAAGAAAGTATGACCCCTGAGTCATTCAAAGGTTATCTCAAAGGTAACACCATGAAGTACCTATGGAGATATGAGCGTAAAGGGAAAGCAGTAGAGGACTTGAAGAAAGCACAATGGTATCTGAACAAACTTATATCGGAGGTTGATAGATGAAAGGTCAGACACACGGAGGCAAAGGGTCAGCCCAAAGACCTAGCAACTATGTAAAGTATGCAGACAACTATGACGCTATCTTTAAAAAGAAGTCTAAAGATAAACCAAAGAAAAAAGAAGAGGAGAAGAAATGAATCAGTATCAAGAGTTTATACACAAGTCCCGTTACGCTCGGTGGCTACCTGAGGAAGGCAGACGAGAGACATGGGCTGAGACAGTACAGCGTTACGTAGACTTCTGGGATAAGCGTGGTCAGATAACTAAGGCTGACGGTGAGAAGCTATACAATGCAATATACAACCTAGACGTAATGCCCAGTATGCGTTGTCTGATGACAGCAGGTGAAGCATTGGACAAGGACAACGTAGCAGGGTTCAACTGTAGCTACCTACACATTGACCATCAGAAATCCTTTGACGAGATGATGTACGTCCTGATGTGCGGTACAGGTGTAGGGTTCAGTGTTGAGCGTCAGTTCATTGAGAAGCTACCCACAGTCGCTGAGTCATTCCATGATACAGACAGCACCATTGTAGTAGCCGACAGTAAGATTGGTTGGGCTAGTGCGTTCCGTGAGTTGATTGCTATGTTGTATGCAGGTAAAGTACCTAAGTGGGATATGCACAAGATACGCCCATCAGGTGCTAGACTTAAGACATTCGGTGGTCGTGCTAGCGGACCAGAGCCTCTTGAGGATTTGTTTAACTTCTGTGTAGGTGTATTCAAGAAGGCTAATGGTCGTAGGCTCACCAGTATTGAGTGCCATGATATATGCTGTAAGATTGCTGAGGTTGTAGTCGTAGGTGGTGTACGTAGGTCAGCGTTGATTAGCTTATCCAACTTGTCAGACCCACGTATGGCTAAGGCTAAGTCAGGTGACTGGTGGCGCAACGAAGGACAACGTGCATTGGCTAACAACAGTGTATCATACACAGAGAAGCCAGACTTTGAGTCATTCCTATCTGAGATGCACACAATGTATGACAGCAAGGCAGGGGAACGTGGTATCTTTAGTCGCGTTGCGGCACAGAAGATTGCCGCTAAGAATGGTCGTAGAGACCCTGAGCATTCCTTTGGTACTAACCCTTGCTCTGAGATTATCCTACGCAGTAATCAGTTCTGTAACCTGTCAGAGATTGTAATCAGAGCAGATGATGACTTGGTTAGTCTTAAAAAGAAAGTGGAAGTAGCCGCGATGATTGGTTCATTACAGGCTACCCTGACTGACTTCCGATACTTGAGAAACATCTGGAAAAGAAACACTGAGGAAGAAGCACTATTGGGTGTCAGCTTAACTGGAATTTGCGACCACGCTTTACTAGGTAACGATTCGCCAGACCTAGAGAAGTGGCTAACGGAGATGAAAGATGTTGCTATCAAAACTAATAAAGAATGGGCTGACAAACTTGGCATCAATCAGTCTACAGCTATTACTTGTGTTAAGCCAAGCGGTACTGTGTCTCAGCTTGTTGATTCTGCTAGCGGTATACATCCCCGTTTTTCTAAACATTACATTCGTAGAGTACGTTCAGACAAAAAAGACCCGCTTGCTCAGTACATGACAGCCGCAGGTTTCCCTGTAGAAGATGACGTAATGAGCAAGTCCTCGTTGGTATTCAGCTTCCCAATCAAGTCACCCGACAGCAGTACTACAGTAAAGCAAGTGGGTGCTATGGAACAGTTAAAACTTTGGAAGAAGTACCAAGACTATTGGTGTGAACATAAGCCAAGTATCACTGTTTATTATACAGATGACGAGTTCCTCCAAGTATCCCAATGGATATGGGAAAACTTCGACACTGTTAGTGGTATCAGCTTGTTGCCAGTTAGTGACCATGTTTATCAGCAAGCCCCTTATGAGGACATAACCGCTGATAAGTATGAGGAGTTACTAGCGGCTATGCCAGTTGATGTAAATTGGGAAGACCTAGAACACTTTGAGAAGGAAGACACTACTACAGGTTCGCAAGAACTAGCGTGTACTGGAGGCGCGTGTGAGATAGTATAGGTAAAACTTAGGGGGCGCAATGCCCCCTTTTGTTATCTATTGAAAACTCTCTTCTTTTTCTTTAGCTTGTTTATTAAACTCTTGTAACTCTGATAGTGTCCTAGCCGCGGCTGTCGGTGTTATTATACCCGCCTTAAGTGCCGCCTTACCTAAAGCAGTAGTGGTTTTCATTAGTTCCTTAGCGGGAACATCACTAGGTGCTGTAAGTATTCTATCTGTTAGCGTCAACAGTTGTTTGTTTTTAGCTAGACTATTCATAAGAACAGGGCTTATAGTATAAGTACCTAGTAAAGCTAATCCTACAATACCCATAGGATTACCAGTCATTGCTGTGTAAGCCCCTAAACCACCACCAACACCTACAGTACCCAATACTGCCATACCTGAGTGATAATCTAACAAAGACCTTATTCTTCTTCTCAAGTGATTGTCAGGAGTTTTGGATAATTTAGATATAAAACTAAACTGCTCATTTGTTAATAACTTCTTATAATGCTCAAAAACAGTAAGTTGTTCGGAGGTTTTATTTTTATCAGCAATAGCAGACAACAGTTTAGGGTTGTTAATAGCATCACTAAGAGCAGTAGCACGTAAAGGAGCGAGTATTTCATCTACCTGACTAGGAGGAAGACCTGCCTCTTTAGCCCAAGAATTGACTCTAGTCATTAAGTTAGAAAAGTTGTCTAAACTTTTTGAGTTGTTAGGTAGGAACTGTTTAGCAAACGTCTCATCTAACGCCTCCCCTCTGGCTATCTTTTGTACTATCTCTTTATTTAAAAGCTGACCTGTTTCTGAAACTGACACAGCCTTATCAATAGCCTGTCTAGCACTACCTATTCCTTTCTTAGGAAACATTTTATCTAGCTGTCTGTACTCGTCTCCTTTCAAAGCATCCAGTCTTTTAGCAAAAGGAACTGCCTTGTTCTTAGGTAGTTGTTTTTGTAAATCCCAAGCGGTACTATATAAGTTCCTATATGTATCAAAACTCACATTGTCACTTTCATTTATAATCGCCTTTAAGTTTTTATCATTATCTAGTACTTTATCAAAACCCTTGATTAGTTTTTTAAGTTCTTTAGTAGATATAACTTTAGGCGCACCGTCCTCAGTAGCTTCTCTAAAAATTTTAATACCTGAAGAATCTACAGCACCGTCAAGAGTTGCTCTCCAACCAGAGTAAGCCGCATCTCTTGCTTTATTAGCCGCGTCAGCTAAAGCAGTCAGTTGAGGTGTTAATTCTTTGGTTAAATCAACTGTACTTTTAGGTGATGCTCCTAGACCTGCTGTTCTATATAACAAACCGTTAGATGAGTTAGCTACTTTCTCTGCTAACTTAAAACCACCCGCTGAGACACCACCCGCTGTCAAACCGCCTAAACCTATACCTATAGCCGCATTCTTAAGCCTAGATTCTAAATCGTCTCCTGCACCAAAACCCGCAAGACCTGCTTGAGCCGCACCCGCTGTACCTGCTTTAAGTGCTGTCTGTGTTGCAGTAGTACCTCTACCTCCTATACCAAATAAAACTTGACCTGTTTTACCGAGAACACCGCCCAATGGTAGCGTAGAGATACCTCCTGCTACTTGACCGCCAACATAAGAACCGCCATGTTCTGCTCTGTATGAGTTCATTAGGTCTTCTTCTTCCTGTTTAAACTTATCATACATTTCAGAAAAAGACTGACCGCTAGGGTTGTCAACTAAAAAACTAGTCGCGGCTCTAGCCCCTGCTTTTATTTCATCGTAAAACTCAAAGGTAGCACCTTGAACCATCCCTCTACGGAATGCCGCACCCGCTGTTGTTTCTTTTTCAACTGTGGGGTCTTCTGACAGGTTTTTACGTATGTTTAAAAACTCACGACCTTTATCGTTGTACTCTTTAGTTCCTTTTTTGTTTTCATTCTGAGCCAACCAAGAACCTAATTCATTTTTACGTTGTAAAGCAGTAAGTTCTTCTCTAGTTTTTAAAAACATCTCTGCTTTTTCATTATACTCATCAGTACCTTGAAGGGCTGAATTAGTACTAAGCCACACACCTAACTGGTCTTTTCTTTCTTGTTTAGATAAAGCCATTATTAAAATCCTCTAGGATTAACACCTACTTTTGTTTTTTTAGTACTAGTAGTGTTTTCATCTTTTAAATAACCGTCTTCACGTAAGATGTTTTCTAAGTTTTCAACTTTATAAAGCTCGTAGTCTCCTTGTAGTTTTTGCTTAAACTCATCATCTAGTTTAAAGTTATTTTCAACATAAGAAGCTAATTGCTCTTCTAAATCTAAAGGAGGTACTCCGTTGTTTGCTTTTAAAATTCTTTGCTGTTCTTTCATTACGTCTACTTGGAGTTGGTACATTTTGTCATATACATCAAGTAATAACTTGTTACCTTCTACGGAATTTTCTAAGTTAGGGACAGATTCAATCAAGAATTTTAAGTCTCTATTAGATGTAGCACCGGGGAGACCCATACCAGAATCAGGGTTTCTTATTAATAAAGCTAACTGGTTTGATAAAGCGTTAAATACTTCAGCTTCCGCTAAACCTTTAATATCAGCATCAGGAAATATAGACTGAACAAAACTTTTAGCCCCTTTACTTAACCTAGCCAATGCTCCTGTTTGTAATCCAGAATCTAACAACTCCCTCATTTGATTAGTCTTTAATTTTACATCTGAAGAACTTCTAAAAGCCGTTGACCTTTTTTCCATAGCACCTAAGTTAGCTTTTGTTTTTTCTACCTTATATGTGCTTGCTACTCTATCTACTTCTTTAAGCAAACTATAATTTTTCTGACCTTTTGTTTGAGCGTGTTTCCTAAACGCTTCAATACTTTCAGGTGTATAAAATTGAGGGTTAATTTGACCAATACCTTCTACTTCTTTTTTAGCCTGAGCCGCCAACTGTTTTGCTAAACCAGTCTGTCCTGAAGCCTGTAGCTGTGCTATAATTTGTTTTTGTTGAGTAGGTGGTAATGTATCAAAGTTAGCTATTAAATCAGCTAGTTGTTCTTTTCGTTTTTCCTCTGGACTTCTTCTGTCTCCTGTGAGTAAACCCCGCATACCACGGTTCATACGGTCCATTGCATTAAAAAAAGTTGCTTGTGTCATTTCTTGTGCTGACATACCTACTTTTGGGTCAATACCCTTACTAGGAATGCCTGTTAATAATCCTGCAATATCTCTGTTAGCCATTATTTTCTCCTAGTATTATTGTTCTACTTCTGTTACAGTTACGTAACCTTCTCCGTAGTCTGGTTGTGTAAATAAACCTAACTCTTCCAACTCATCTTTATACTCCAAAATTGTAAGTGCTTTTTCCCAATCATTCATGTCATCAAAGTCTTTAGTTGAACTACTACCACTACTTCCGCTACCACTGCTACTGAACATATCACTAAGATTACCTAGCATACCTCCTGCGGCACTTAACTCATAAGCCTGCGCTAACTTTTCGCCCTGCATTAATGCTTCAACACCAGACTGACCTAATTTAGAGAATAAACTCATAAAAGCTGAACTTAAGTTTGCAGGTATGGTTGCTATGTTACGTCCAACATCTAAAGCATCTAATAGTTCTTGTTGAGGTTTATAAGCATCCGTAAACATAGAAGAACCCATAGTTCTAAACTGCTCTAGTTCTTTTAATGCTTGCCCCCTAGCCATTAAATTTGCTTCTAGTTTTGCTTTTTCTTGTGCGTTAGCTAAAGCAGTTAGTTCTGGACTAGAACCCCCATAAGCCGCTGACTGCAATCCTAAACGACCTTGAGATAACATACGCTCTTCTAAAGCTAGACGTTCACGTTCTTCTTCTGGTCTTTGCAAAGCCCTCATTTGATTGTATATATTTTCTTGCGCTTGTAGAGGGTCAGCCGTTGCTCTTCCAAACAGACTGGATGCACCGCTAAATAACTGCGATTGCATTGCCGCCTGTTCAGGGCTAAGAGACATTGAAATACCACCAGAAGGAGTTGTCATTCCTGTTCCTGTAGTGGTTGCTACTGTAAACGGTTGGAATCTTGATATATCGCGAGTTTCCGCGGCAACATTACTAAGTAGGTCATAACTTTCCTGACCTGCGGCTCTTGCCGCGTCAGAGGCTTCCTTACCTAAATAATATCCACCCGCTATGTCTATTAGATTTTGACCAAAATTTTTATTTTCGCCATCGCTCATTAGAACGTACCTCCGTCAATAGTGAAAGTACCCGCTAAAGTACCTGCTAGTGTTGTCGAGCCTGATAATGTTGTTGCACCTGATAATGTTGTTGTGCCTGACAGTGTTGTTGTGCCTGTAGAGTTAAGTGCTACAGAAACACCTAGTGTTTGTGTTGATGTGCTACCTGTAAAAGCAGGACTAATTAAGTTTGCTTTAGTAGCTATAGATGTTTGAATAGCATTAAACTCTACATCAAACTCAGAACCTTTAATTAGTTTAGCAGGAGAACCCGCGGCTAACCCGTCTTTAACTAAAAAGTTAGTTGTTTTAGTATAGTTGCTCATTTATTTTGCTCTCCCAAGTAAAACTGATATATCAATACTTTGTACCCCGTAAGGTCTTCCGTCTATTTGTGCTGATATTCCTATTTGTAAAACCTTACCGTTGCCTGAAGCATTTACAGAAGGCGTTTGAGTGTAAACTCCCGTTGTGTATTCTGCTGTTGTGTTGTACTCTGAAATATTATATTTACCTGCATTAACTTCTGTTTCCGTAGGTAAGAATTGATAATTTTTTGCAACATTTTCATCATAATCCCAATACCACAAAAGAGCAGATAACTCACCTGCGTTACCTATAACAGTAGCTTCAAACTTTTTAAGAAACTTTAAATTATTAGGCATACCAAAGTCCATAGCAGTAGTCGTATACTCTAAACCATAAATATTAACAACTGCTTCCGTAGGGTCGAAAGCGTCTTTATATCCTGAATACTTAAATATTCCTGAATTGTAAGTACCTACTTTTAAACCAAATGCTAAAGAATTATCAGATAATACACACATACTGTGCGGTGTAATTGTTGTCCATGTTGTTGTTTTAGCTGAACCATCTTCTAAAGGTTTTTTTGTATCAAAACAATATAAAATATCATCTTCAGGAAAAGACAATAAATAAAAACCTTCTTGTGCGCTGTATACGCTTTTGATATTACCTCTATGGTTTTTAACAGTATTCATTAAGTCTGTACGTACATTCTTACTAATGTTTCCTACAGGGCTTGACTTTTCTTGTATTGTCCTACCTAAGCTACGTACGCCTTCGTTGGATAAAAATAGTACATCAGTACCTATGTTTTGTACAGAATCTCTTTCAATACAGCCAATACCTTCAATAACATCATTTAGTTTAAAAGCGGTGTCTAAAGGTGTTTCTGCTCCTTCATATATAATAATAGAGTTACGACAAAATATAACTAAGAAGCCGTTGTGTGCTGACAACGCTACAATCTCGTCGTAGCCGTTAGGGAATACATTAGTTAAATCTAGTGAACCTGAAGCACCACCGTTCCAATGACCACCAATTAGCGTATCGGACCAATATAGTGTACGCTTATTACCTGCTACATCAGCCGCCCATAGTTTGCCGTATGCCGCTATAACTTCATTTGCTTGTGGCGGTGTACCGTTAGAGTGTTGACTGCCGTTTATTTCCTCAACAGTAATAGCACCACCCGAACCAACAGTCATAACCAACGGCTCGTGATTACGTTGAAACATAAAACACTTGTTTGCTAAACTAACTATCTTCCAGTTATCATCCGTAATAGTTGTCCCTACTGGTGTTTGGTCAGTTAAAGTAGATGTACCTGTAACTATTTTATTGTTACCTGTAGATACTAAAGTTTTTGCACCGTCATAACCAACAAACTCAAACATAGCCTTAACTGGTTTAAAATTAAACTCATCATAACCAGTTGTTGACAGCGGAACTACTCCCTTACGTGCCGCTACTCTACCATGCTTGTCTATTATAGCGTTGTTAGCTTTTTCCGCAAAAGCAGGATTAATGGTAATAGGAGAATCTTCTGTATTTAATCCTAAAAACCCTGCTTCTTTAATTGTAATTGTTTGTAGTTTTTGAGCCATTAGCAAGCCGTCCATACAGTTTCAGAAGGGAAACGTGCCGCATCCATAGCTATTGCATCAGCTAATGTAGAATCAGCCAAAGCGTATAGTTCTTGTGATGATGTACCGCCTGTTTCACCACGCTCACGGGAAGCTAAAGCAACAGCATACTGAATCACTGGTGCTGACGGTACATTAAGCACATCAGTGTCAGCAGTGAATGGTGCTGTTCTGTCCACCATGTTAAAACGTAAGTTATATACACCGTCAGGAATAGGGAAAACATCTACCTGTAAATTACCATTACCGTCAAAACCATTCCAAGAGTAATACGAAGGTGTGCTTTTAGGCGGGTCTTGGTTTAAAAAAGCATTGTTCATCCAAGAAGAACTAGCTTGTTTCATAAACACATTAGATGTATCATTTAATACATCAAGAGTCTTACTAGCTGACCCTACTCCTGTGATAGCATAACTAAATACATTTGCTTGTGTATCTACAGTAAACGTGTTACGCAACGAAGACCAATCCCACGAATCTTCTACAATACGTTTAGCATCATTAACAAAATCACCAATAAGTTTAATATAGCTGTCAGTATTATTCACTACAACAGTTTCTTCGTCTTCTCTTAGTCTACGTAATACAGCATTTACTAGGTTTAAGTAAGTCATTATCCATACCTTCTTGTTTTTGTAGGAGTAAGCATACCTACAGGAATATTAATTTCTGTGTCAAATTTAAACAACTCTTTATCAAACAAACTTTCTACTTGAGTAGGTTGTCTTTGCCCAAGCATTCCTGAAAGACCAGTAGCAGGAGAAGGAAAAGAAGGCGTACCTATAGGTCCACCGGGGCTAGGAATATCTAAGTTTGGAGTATCTATGTCTAAGTTTGGTAAATCTGGGTCAAAGTCTGTAATTATATTTGTTACGGCTTCAACAGGACGCTCAATTACCTCAGTTAGTCCTTTAAGAGTAGTTTCAACAACGTCTCCTCCTGCTTTAACTAAGGGTTTTACTGTGTCAATAGTAGGTCCAGCTATTTCAGTTGCTTGTTCATAGACTTTCTCAACTATCTCTCCTCCCGTTTCAAGGACTTCTTCAACAGGACCTCCTACTGTTTTTATAACAGTGCCGCCTGCGTCTACTACTCCGCCACCCACAGTTTCAATAACTTTAGGAATGCCTGTAGCGTTTACAACGTCTACTAATCCACCACCTACGTCTTCAGCTAAGTCTACTACTTCGCCACCTACAGTTTCAATAACTTTAGGAATACCTGTAGCATTCACAGCATCTATTACTACATCACCCGCATCTTCAATAATTTCAGGAATGCCCGTAGCATTTACAGCGTCTACTAATCCACCGCCTACGCCTTCAGCTACATCTACTACCGCACCGCCCACAGTTTCAACTACATCTACAACTTCACCTAACGCTCCTTCTGTTAAGTCAATCAAACCACCAAAAGCAGAGTTAAACAGGTAATCCGCATCGTCCAGTATAAACATTAGTTCTTCTGTTGCTTTGCTTGTAACGTCCCCAACTATTTGTCTTTTTACGGAATCTTCAAGACTTGTTCCTTTTTTTGCCATTCTAGTAGCAACGTCTTCATTCCAATCATCCCACTCTTCGTCATCTAATCCAAATAAATCTTTATCTATACCAAGATTTCCAAAAACCTCTTGAAGTATTTCTCCACCCTTTTCACCTATTTTGTCACCGTACATTCCTCTAGCGTAGGCTTCTGCAATCTGTGAAGGAGAACCCCCTGTTAATATAGTAACACCTGCGTGTTCCCATACATCACCAACATGACTATCAGCAAAGTCTATAACAGCGTCTACAGGGTCTATAATAGTATCCTGTATAACATCCCCTATAGGTTGTAAATTTTCATCTATACTTTTAATAACAGGTGTTACCGTATTTACTACGCTATCAACACTTGCTAAGATTGTGTCTCCTACCTGCTTTATAGCTTCAGGTGTTTCAAAGTCTTCTATGCCTTCTAAAACACCTATTATGGGGTCTGTAACCGCTTCTACTGCATCACCTATTGGTTTAACAACAGCTTGTACAACATCAGTAAAAGACCCTCCAACACCTTCTATTATTTCTGACGCTCCATCTCCCAAAGCACCTAAAGCGGCTTCAGCTACGTCCTTACCTTGCTCTAAATCTTCTTGAAAGCCGTCTAAAACATTAGTAAAAGTTTCAGGGTCCATGCCGAATGTTTCAGCATTAATACCTATTTTATTTAAATTATTTTCTACAAAATTTTCAGGAATTACTGTACTAACAACCTGACCCACAACAACGGATTTTAAAACATCCTCTAAATCACCACCGCGTAATACTGAAAGAGGCACGGTCATTCCTGTTGCCGCGGCTACTAAATCAACAAAAGGATTGTCTAAAATACTTTCAGGGTCTGGTCTAACTGATACTTGATTATATTCACCTATTTCAGACCCCTCTGGGGTTTCATATTTTTGACCTCTTTTTAATGACGAATCCCAGTCAATGTGTGCCCCAGTACCTGTATTTAAATAAACACCTTCACCGCGGAATGAATCAGGTTTGTTGAAGTCTTCTGCAAAAGCAGTTACTATTGGAATACCTGCTTCATCCAAATAATTTTGCATTACTTCTGATTGTGCTTCTACAGCCTGACGTAATGGGTTATCCTCACTTATCCAGTTTTGTTCTTTTGTTGTCAGCATTCCTCCCTTAATTTCAGGAGAAGTAGTTAACAAATCATAGGTTTCTTCACTGGAAAAATCTAAAGGACCTTTTTCAATGTACGACTTTGCTTCTAAATATTCTTCATAACCTTCAGGTAATATTCTTCTTTGACTTTGAGTGCGACCTTTACCTACTGTTTTATACTTAGCATTAACCAACAAATCAAAATCTTCGTCAGACCAATTACTTGAAATAGAATCTGCTTCGTCTTGCCAAAACTGTATGTACGTTTGGTCAGCAAGTGCTTTGGCTTCTTCAAAAGTTTTAGGTTGTGACATTATCTATCCCTCTGTACTTTTTTAGTTTTTTCTACAGTTCTCATAGCACCTAAACCTAACATACCCATCAGTACTGGCATCATAGTAGCCATATCTAAAACAGGGATTTCAATGGTAGAATTGGCAAGAGCAAGCGCAAAATTTGCCATCGGGATAAGAATGTACTGACTCGCAAGTCCAATACAACAAGTCCAACCAACAGCAGGTCTCCAACCCGACACAAACAGGCTTCGGTGTGCCGCTTCTGTCTTATTAACTTCAAGTTGCGCTTTCGCAAGTTCCTGCGCGTGTTTTTCAGCCATTGTCGAAAGTTCAAAGGCGATAGCATTCTTCTTGTCTTTATCCTCTATAAATTTGTCAAGTAACCCTGTAACAGGTCCGATTAGTTGCTCT